TTACTAATTTCTTGGTTTCAGCCATTATTCTTCCGTTATATCAGAAACTATGTTTGTCGAAGTATTCGCAATTGTTGAAGTTACAACTGCACTAAACATTTTTGTGCCGGCAACATGCAATACGTTCTTGAGCATTTCAGCATATTTATAAGCAGTCACAGAGGTACGAACTTCATAAGCGTAATCTTGATAGTAATTACAATCAAAAACGTAATCAGAATCGCTAATGAATCTGTTTTTATTCTTGTAGAAGCCTTCGGAGACGCCTTTCTTGCCAAGTTGTGCTTTTGCTAAACCAGCACGCAAACCGTCTTTAGAAATAAACGACACATCTTCGCCAGGAATATAACCAAATCCTGAATCTACAACTTCTAGAGAAGTAACAGAACCTGCAGAAACCTGAACGTTTGCAGCGACGAATGCATTTAGACCAATAGGAGGAACATTGTCAATAGGTGATACTGATACAACATTAGCTGTCACACCGCTACTAACACCAACTAAAGCCTGCGAATAATCGAATAGATCTTCAAACTTTAATCTCTTAAGCACGACAGAAGTTAGATTAGCTTGTTCAATTACTTGTCCTCTTGCTCCAGTCGTTTGCTCTACAATCTCACCTAAGCTATATGAACTCGTTGCGTTTGTCAGTTCAACATACCAATCTGTTCTGTTATAACGTGACAAAACAGGATCGTATATTGTTATGAAAGGAGGACTGTCATAATTTTTACCTGGGTTAACACTAACCAAACTACCAATACCACCAATAGTAAACGTCTGTATATCAAAGATTTCATCCAATGTCGGTGATGTAAAGTTAGCAGTTGGGTTGAGCGGGAACCCATAAGACACTACATTTAACGCTAAATACTGATAAGGTTCTATTGGTTCACTAGAGATATGAATCTGTTCTGGAAACTGAAGAGTATCAGACACATCGAATGATGCAAGAACACCTGCGCTTATACGTGATATGGTTGCATTAGACTGAGATGTTATTCCATAGACAAAGTTATTATCTGTATCTACAAAAGCACCCGCAATGTCAATGACACCCACTTTCGTATCTACTCTATTTAAGTATGATGTAGAAGCAGCATTTCTAGATTTAATTAGCTGATTTACATTGGTCTTGAAAACGCCAACAGCATTTGCTACCTGATAGGTAACATTCGAACCAACTACTAAAGGAGTTCCAAAAATAATTGCATTTGCAATTTCATCATTGTTTGCATTTAGCTGATATACGTGATGGCCGTTAGTAAAAGTGCCTGTTGAGTTAGAAACATACAAGATTAGATTTGATGAAACACCCATGATATTAGCAGTAACCGATAGATCAGAACGACTGTGGATGTTTGCCTTGATAGTATTTCCCGAAACATATACATAATTGTTTGAAATAGTATCCGCATAATTAGCAGATGTATTCGTGAATGTGATAGGTTCTTGAACCGTCATAAACGTTGCATTCGTTACGGCGTTCACTGTTCTCATTATATAATTTGTTGAGTTGCTATAAATTGCAACTGAGTCGCCGTAAACAAAATTAGAAGTAAAGTTCGTACCCGAACCAAGAACGGTTCTATTTCCTTTATATTGAACTAGAACATAATTGGATGACTGTGTTAGCGGCGTATCTACAACTAATTCTGTATCACTTACAACGCTCGTGACTAGACGAGTTTCAACATCCATAAGTGTTCCGACGCTACTAGCATTATGTCCTAGATATGGATAGAATGATAGCAATGAACCTTCATTAACTTCACCTCCAAATAGAGTACCTGTTCCAAGAACAGTTGTACAAGCAGATGTTATATTTGCTGTTCCTGATAATGAACCTATTGCAGTCGTAATTGCAACTGTACCAGTAAGATTTGCCGCTGCTTCTACAGCAGGTCCAAGAGTTCCCACCAACTCAGCAACATAAACTTCACCATTTGTAGCAGTCGTGTTTGACCAATTCAATACTCGACCAACACCAGCAACGTTGCCGTTGGCATAATAAGTGTATAGCAAATCATTGTTTGCTATAGCAAGGCTCGCATTTGCATTCTTATATACCACATTTGCAAGAGGTTGTTTCAATGTTTCAAATATTTTGAATTCTGAGTTTGTTGTATTTGCATTCGTCAAGACATTATTGAGTGTTAAGACCTTTTCAGAAAGCAAAACTTGTGCGTTTGTAGTATATCCCCATCCTGGATCTGTCAATTCAAAATTGACCGTACCGATAATGTTAGAGATATTTGCTACACGGCCTTTACCTTGCAAACCATTGTTAGAGGTTATATTAACAATCTCTCCAATTTTAAAATCAGCACCACCCACAACAATATCGAGTGTAGTAAGCGATCCAATTACAGTTGGAATATCTTTTAAGTTCTGTCCACTAAGAGTGATCAACTCACCCGTCTCAAATTCGTTGGCAATCGCTGAAATGTAAAGAATATGAATATACTTTGTAGCAATCTTTCTACGAATGTAACGCTCTACGAATGCAGTGGCACCTGTGTTTATGCCAACGATTTGCTTGCCAACAAAGTCAACGTTATGAACTGAAGGTGTTACCTCGAGATATTTAGGCTTTACCCACTTCCCATCTGATAGACGAAAAATGTCATCGCCAGGATAATAGACCTCTGCGGGCTTACCAAAGATTGCTCTAAAGAAAAGGTCAACAGAACGTTCTGTTCCTTTTGAACGATATAGGTCTAAGCTATGCTTGACTAGTTGTCTTGTTTGTGCAACTGTATCGAGCTGAATGTCAGTCAGATATTTCTGTTTGAACTTAACAACGAAACTATCTACAGTATCATCGATGTCTTTGAAATCTAAAATACGACGAGAATAGTATAGAGTATTATTGGCTTCTTCCATCCACTCATAATACTTCTTAACAAATTCAACAAACATAGGTCCTTCTTCCCTGTAGATTTCAGGGAATTGGTTCTCGATGAAGTTAGATATGTTCTTTTCAATGATCGACATTATTCTCTAATAGCCTCGACAGTCAAATTGATTTCATCTGGTTCAATTGAAAGAATTTCGTTTTGTGATCCAACGATGTCTTTGTCTTTCGTCTTTACAAATATCTTAAAGTAGTTGCCGTCATATCTATCGATACTGAAGTTGATTAATTTGATCAAACCTGTATTATAATCTACAGTTCCAACATTCTTGATGACAGCATGCTTGTTACCTGTTGTTCTGATAACACGAATGATACCGTTGCCGTTGTCTTCAAGCTCACAGCTTTCGCCATTATAGATGAATGGCGACGAATAAACAATGTGAACTATACCGAGATCGCTAGTTATTTTACCAGCAGATATTGTATCAAGAACATAGTAAGTCTGTTGTAATGGAATACCAAAATTAATATCGATATTCTGTGGCTGTGCAAGCTTAGGAATGATCTTCTTGTACACTACTAGATCGGTTTGATTGCCCACAATACTCTCATCAACATCATCGATTGTTCTAGTCAATTTGCTGTAGCGAAGAGTTGACTTGAAATCGTTTAGATACGTATTTGCAAACTCATTAATATTCATAAGAACATCCGCTTTAATATTCTGCGTTGTTCTTGTTGTCGTGTTGATATTGAACTTGATCTTACTATTGACTTGAACATACGTGAATGCAGGTTCTGTGAAGATAGGATCAATTGACAGCGGCGAGCGTGACTTCAAGAAACTATAGTATTCGTTTATTTTAGCTTGTGGTAATCCTTCAACGTTCTTAACGTCAATAGCTACAAATACTTTTCCGTAACGAGGTGGATTAACTTCTTCGCCGCCATATACAGATACAGCACCAATTTCAGGAAACTGTGTCTTTAGAAGAATTTCATAATCGCTAACTGTAACAGCACGTTCTTGTGTTTGGAAATGTCGTGGAGCATAGTAGCGAATTGACTCAACATCTTCTGCTTCTGCACCATTAACAGAATAAGCACCCTGTGTATCAGGGCTAAATTTGTTAACGACGATATTTACTATCGAGGTTAGTTCAGTTGTTCCGCTGCTATTCGTCGGATCAAAGTTTATACTAAAAGACTTTGCGCCATTAGATTTGCTACCGGAACTTGTACGATAGTCAATTACGATTGTGCTACCATTCTTTGGTCTTGTACCTATAACGCCATCACCAAAAATGACTTGATACTTACCATCTGCTGATGCTTGCAAGAAATAAACTCTAGAAACTTCTGTAACTCCTAGTAGAGTAGTAGCACGAATAAATTTCTTTGGTATGACTTCGTTGTTTTCGTAAACTAAAACTACAATGCTATTCGTATCTACGTTCTCATTTGTGATATTAAATTTTTGCATTGGAATAGAATAGTCAATGACATATGAGTCTGATGTATAGAAACCTTCGTAAATATCAAACGTTGCACTATATGATGTGTTTGACGAAGTTAAAATGATGTCTTCTGCAATGCTAAACGTATAGCTATCTTGCTTAATAACCGTTGAGAAAGATTCACCCTTACGAACCAAATATGGTTGCGCTTCACCTGACGCAGTAAAAGAAATTGTTACGTTAGCAACAGAACTTCTTGAAGAACGAGGAACGTAGTTTAACTCTTTAGCATGAGAATATAGACTTTCCTTCAACTGTGCAGAATCAATGAACGACTCGGCAAACATCATATTCGTATAGAAGTTATTCTTATACGTATTATACGATAAAATGTCAAGGAGAACATTGAGAGAAGAACCATCAAAGTTGAAATCTTTGAACTGATCTTGCTGCTTTAAATATGTGATGAAGCTCGACTTTAAGGTGTCGAAATCCATGCTAAGAAGATTGATTGATGAATTTGCCATTATCGAACTCTTTTGAGTATTAAATCTAGTTGAAGAACGTCAGGTATATTTATGAGGTTGAAAATAATGTTGATCTTGTAGCGATCATTGTCCGGATCATCGGCTATTTCTATTCCAATCAAATTTACACGAGGTTCGTAGTACGTTATAGTTTCTGTAATAGATTCACGTATAGTTTGAGCTGTCATAGCATCAGCAGGATCAAACAAAGAGCTCTTAACTTTTGAGCCTATATTCGGGTTGTAAAAACGTTCACCCTTACTTGTGAGAATCAAAGATGTCAATGCTTGTTTAACTGACTGCTCATTGATAACACGACCTAAATTTCCGGTCGATGGATTCTTGTCAAAAGACAAAAGAAAATCGCTGTATCTTTCTTCTTTTTTATAATTGGGTGAGTATATATTGGCTCTTGCCATTTTTCGTTCCTAACTGTTATGACCCATACACAAAAACATCACCAGACGCACCTTCGGGATCCGTTTCACCTGATGGATGCTCGGGTGGTATACACCCTGGTATATCTGGATTTGCTGTGTCTCCAACAGCACAAATCACAAGTTTGCCTTGAATATAGACATTTTTAGCGCCTGTAATTGGAATGAGACTACCCATATCACAATGCGTATCTATATCACCCTCAACAGCCCACAATAGGCCGTTGACCTTTACCGTTCCTTGTCCAATAACTTTAGTTTCTGCTCCGCAAAATCTGCTATCTGTGTTTCTATGTGCGCCAGGCATTCTATTTATCCTTATGGGTTGAGATCGATTTTTGGTGCTACCTGAGTCATTGTGCCACCTGCAGTCTTATCCATCGTTCCGCCAACTGTTTCTTTGCTTGTGCCTGTCACGTTTGTCTTGTGATCGCCACGAACTGTTGTTGTATTATCTTTGCTTGTGAGTCCGTAGTTTCCAGTTACCTGAACATTATGATCACCATGAACGACTGTATTTAGATTACCGCCAATATACTGAGTCATGCTTCCAGTTGTAACGAGACTTGTATCACCTGTAACTTCTATATGAGCTCCACCATCAACAGATATACGTGCATGGCCGCCAATTCGTATATCGCCATTCTGATCGACTGTCATAGTCAATCCTTCTTTCATATAGTCATGACGATTGCCAACAGTAATTGTTGTATGCATACCATCATCGGCCATCTGCAAAATGTTTCCAGAACTATGTCGAATCTCATAACGAGAATGACCTTCGGTAGCATCTATGTGTATCTCGGTTCCATCTGAGAAAGATGTAACAGTGTTCAAAGGATACTCGGGTTTCGTGTTTTCTTCTAATTCTTTAGATGGGTGTCTTTCATTCGAACGTGTTGCATCTTTTTGAAGTTGCGCTACCCAAGTTTGTAACGCATTCTTTAACCTCATATTAGCGCCCATTATACAATACCTCTTTTAGCCTTTTCAACAACTTAGATCGGAAGAGCGTCGTGTAGGGAAAAGGTGTCGATC